CGGGCACATTGTCAAAGTACGGCAGCTGCCCGGTGTAGCCGGACGGCGGCGCGTCGCCGAACGCGGGAGGTCCTGTCGGTGGTCCCGCGGTCATCTGAATCGCATCGAGGATTTCAAAAATGTCAACCAGCTCGAGCGTCAGCCGGTTCACCCGCTGCGATGGGTCGAACGCATAGTCGTACTCGGCGACCCAACCACGAAAGCGCTGTTCCCAGGTCGGCTGCCCCGGGTTCGGCATCGGGTTTTTCCGGCACAGGACCGCCTGTATCAGCGGCTCGATTTTGTTGAAGTGCGGGCCGGTCGGGTTCGTCGGGTCGAGCGTGCCGTCGACGTCGTTGATTGTGACCGTCGCGCGGGCGGCATCGGTGCGGTCCAGCTCGAATTGCCGGCCGCGGTCGATCGTCCATGAAGCGACGTTCGTCTCGGTGTCGATCCGCGTCCAGCCCGCGTCGGCGACCAGCGCCGGCGTGTCGAACGCGAGCGAGAAGCGGCCGACCGGCGCGGCTATGTCGCGCCCCGGCGCACGCTCGGACGGCCCTTCGCACGCTTCGCCATCGCCGCTTCAAACGCACGAGGGTCCTGCACTCCATGCACGTGCACGTCGCCGTTAATCACCACACTCGAGGACCCGGCGAATGCGGTCGAGCGGCCGGTTGCAAGCCTGTTCCCGCGGCCCAGCGTCGCGAGCTTCGCGATCGCGGTCCGGTCGCCGGCGAGCCCGAGCCACGCGGCAAGCTTCTCCGGCGACTGCTTCACGAACAGGTCGCTCAGCCGGTCGCTGGACGTCGCCGCCTTCGCCTTGTGGAGGTTGTCGTACCGCTGCTTCGCGAGCGACAGGATCGTCGTTTCCGCCTGGATCAGCTGCTCCTGGAGCGCGATCGTCGAGCCGTGCAGCCGGATCTGCTTTTTCAAGCCGCCGATCAGCCGGCTCTCCGCGGCGATGTCGTCTTTCAGCGTCGGGGTGAGCGTCGTCCGGTCAACCCCGAGCTGGAGCTTGTCGAGGACGGCCTGCTGCCGCACAGCCGCGGCCGCGTTCCGGTTCGCGCGCACCGTCTGCTGGTTCTGCGCGATCTGGGTGCGGTCGCCGAAGATCGTCTGGTTCAGCCGGAAGATCTCGTCGCCGAGCGTGCCGCGGCGGGTGATGTCCCTCGTGGTCGACCGCGCCTTCTCGAGCAGGCCGCGGACGGCTGTCAGGTTCGTGATCTGCTCGCGGAGCGACCCGATCTGGGCCCGTTCGATCATCCGCGCGATGCGGGCGTCGAAGAACGTGTTTCGTTGCACGTTCGTGATGTTGACCGGGTGCAGGCCGCCGCCACGGGAACGGTCCGATGCGTTCGTCGCGAGAAAGTCGAGAGGGCTCTGATATCCGAACCCCGTCGGGCCTTTCGCGTTCGGGTTCAGGGCCGGATTGATGCTGCCGCTGACCGCCTGGAGCGCCGTGCGCAAACCACTGGCCGCACGGGTCATATCCCGGAAGACCCCGGTCCAGTGCTGCATGCTGTCGGCCGTCTTGTCGCCGGCGCCCTTCACGAGCCCGAACGCTTCGGCCATTTTCTCGGCCGTCGCGCCAGCCGAGGCGCTCGCCTGCATTGCTGTTCCCAGACCCCTGGCGAAAAGCCCGACCGCCCGGCCGGCGAGACTGACGCTCGTCGTCGCCGTGTCCACCCCCAGCTTCATCTTTCCCTGCGCGTCCTTCGACTTGTTCGTGCGGTCGAGGAACTTCGACAGCGACTCGAGGTAGCGGTTCACGGTCGGCAGCAGCAGCGTCCCGAGGTTGACTTCGGTGTCGTGGAGCGCCGCCGCGAACTTCTCCTGCGGCGTCGTTCCGGCTGCCGCCTGGCCGGCGAGCTTCCGCTGCGCCTCCCGGAGGAGGTCGGTGCCGTGCGCGGTCTTGCTCAAGCCCGGCACCGCTCGACGCAGCGCGGTTTCCTGCCCGCCGAACACCTTCGCGACGATCCCGGCCGACGCGGCAAAGTCGATGTTCCGGGCCCGGGCAAGGTTCGCGGTGAGCCCGAGCAGCTGCACCGATTTGCTGATGTTGCCGGTGCCTCGGTCGAGCACGGTGAGCGCGTGGGTCGCGTCCTCGGATGTGAACCCGAACTTCGCGACGCTGAGCGTGGCCCGGTCGACCAGATCCTTGTTCGCGGCGAACTGCTCGCCGTTGGCCTTCATCTGCGCGGCGAGCGCACGGTTCGCGACGGCCGCGTCGGTTGCGGCCCTGATCGAGTCCTCGAAGAACTTGCTGCCCTCGTGCAGCGCAACGAACCCGCCCGTCGCGATCGCGAGCGACTTCCCGAACCCGCCGAACGCCGACGACCCCGTCTTGCTCAGACCTTCCGCCCTGCGGCTGAACAGGGTCAGACCCGCGCCCGCCTTTTTCAGCGACCGCTCGAGGTTGCTGGTGTCGGCGACCAGCCTGACGATCAGGTCGCGGGCCATCAGACGGGCCCGCCGCGGTTGAACTCGCGAGCGACGTCGTCGAGGACGCCGTCGAACCTTCTGATCGTCTCCGGCTCGTGGTAGCTGACCGACTCCTCCATCGGCTTCAACAGCTTGCTGCGGAGGTTCGGCCGCTGCCGGGAGCGGATCCTGGTGCCGCGACTCTTCGGGGCGATGTAGACCCCCGTCCGCACCGCACCGGTTCGCATCTTGTACCACTCGTCGCCGATCGTCGGGACGTCCTCGATCACGAGCACCTCGGCGCTGCGCGCCACCGGCTCGGCGATCTCGCGCAGCTCCTTGTTCGCGAGCCGTTTCGTGTCACGGTCGGCCTCGGCGAGCGCCGCCTTGATCTGCCGCAGCCCTTCGGTGCGGACGATCATTCCGGGCCCCGCAGCCGGTGGCAGGCCGTGAACAGGTCGACGCACTCGAGCATCTGCGCCGGTGTCAGCTCTCCGACGTCGCCAGGCCGAACGCCGAAGTAGCCAAGTCGCCCGTCCCAGACCCGTTCGGGATGTCGTCCGATCTCTCCGAACTCGTCGGCGAATCTGGCCCAGAAGTAGGCGGCTTCCCGCTCGAGCTTCGGGGAGGAGGGACGGCATCAGCCCCAACCTCGACGTCATCGCTGTCGAACACGATCGCCGAGCCCGGCGCGTCTAGAAAACGCTCGTGAATGTCATCGACGTCGGCCAGCGTGATCTTGCCGGCCCGATAGAGAACAATCAGCGCGAGCACCGGGTAAAGCCGCGGATCGTTCATATTGACCGTGCTCGGCACGTAGCCGGAAAACCGGGTGATCCAGCCCCATTCGCGGTAGGTCGGTTCGGCCGCTTGCAGGTCGAGCGAGTAGCGGCCGTCCCACGGCCTCAGACCTTCAAGAATCAGATACTCCACGGCCCGCCCTTACGGCCCCGGCGTAGTTGACCATGTGAGCCCGGCCGCGTCGGCCGCTACGAACGTCGCGTCGAACGTGTCAGCGTCGCCGCGGGTCGCGCCAGGGTTGTACGTCAGCAACATCACGTTGCCGCGCAGCTCGGGGTTGTTGACGCCGGTCGGGGTGTTCATATCGTGGCGCCATGCGATCGGCACGATTTCCCGTCCAGAGTGGATGGGCTCGAGGGTCGCGTGCACCTCGCCGGTGCCGTAGGACCCGTAGAACGTCACGGTGATTTCCTGCGTCGTCGGGCCGGCGAGAAATTCATCGACGCCGGTCGGGGAGAACCCGCTGACGTCGACGCGCGCGTGCTCGGACGTCGACTGGACGCCGCGCGCGAGATTTGAGAGGTCGACAGAATCGACCATTACGGAATCCGATAGCGCGATGCGCTTACTCATCGTCTGCTGCCTCCTCCTCGGGTTTCTTGGTCCTGAGCAACTTGAGCGAGCCGCGCGCGATTGCCCGCCGCTCGGCGTCCGGGTCGAGGTCGGCCTCGAATTCGGCGCCGGGCTCGTGACCGGCGTAGGCGGTCGAGCCGGTCACGCGGTAGCGCTTCATAGGAACGCCTCGACGCGCCACTCGCAGCCGACGAACCCGTCCGGGTAGTCGATGAACCCGCCTATCTCGCCGTCGTTGCCGATCGCCGCAGCGTCGGCGTCGGCGAGCGCCCGCTCGACGTTCGCGGCGTCGCCCGGGTCGAGCATCCGCAGCAGCAGTAGCTGCGTGTCGGGGTCGGACGTCGTGACGCGAGCGCGGACGGTGAAGAACGCGCGGCTGTTGCCGGCGCCCATGCCGGCCGGCAGCTGTGAAGGCGTCGCCGGATAGACGTCGATCATCGGCGGGGTCGGGTTCGGGTTGCGGCCGTTGTAGACGGCAAGGTCGGCGATTTCGCTCTCGAGCGGCTCGAGCGCCGCGACAATCGCGGCTTGGGCGTCGGCGAGGCTCACGCGATCCCCCGACTCATCCGCAGCGGGGCGAGCGTCGCCGCGTGCCGCGACCACGAGTTACGCGCCGAGACGACGGCGCCCGCCTCGGGAATCGGGACGATCCCGAACCCTGACCATCCCTGTTTCCACAGCTCGACGGCACGCTCGAGGTTCACCTCGTGCACGAGCGCGGGCGGGGGCGTGGGCGCCGGCGTGTCGGCGCCGTAGCCCAGCTCCCAGTCGATTTCCTCCGCGGCCGCGTCGAGCACGAGCCCCATCCGCACCGGGTCAGCGCCCGGGTTGTTGAGAAGCGGGAGTAGCTCGGCTGCGGTCGCATAGGCCACGGGCTAGCCGCCTGCTGCCTCGATCGCCGCGGCCAGCTCGGCTTTCGTCATCGCCGCGTTCGCCGGCGACAGTCCCATCGCTTGCGCCTTCGCGAGTAGGTCGTCCTTGCTGAGCTGCTCGAGCGTGTCGAGTTGCGGGTCGGGGTCGCCGACGTTGCCGCCGGTGCCCTCTTCCCACGGCGGGGATGCGTCCTCCCGCACGACCTGCTGATTGGGGGCGTCCCACAGTGCCTCGCTCATCAGGTAACCGTCACCTTGATGATCCCGAGCGGCTCAGTAATGAGGCTCGCGAAGTAGCCCGCGTAGGCGACCTGCACGCCGAGCACGGAAGGCTCAACCACCTGTAGCGAGCCGATCCGGTCCTCGTACACCTCGCCGGCGGCGGATGACATCACGAGCAGCGATTTCGCAGCGGCGAACCCGGAGGTGACGTAGACGGGGATGCCGCCGATCGCGCCCATCATCCCCTGCCCGAACGCGCCGGCGGTGAAGCCTTCCGACTGTGCGCTGAACGGGTTGATCGGTGCGAACAGCGGGCCCAGGATGCCGAGCACGTCAGGCGACGCCGCGGCGATGATCCGGCCCTGCCCCTTCGTGCCGGTGTACACCTGCGCCGCCGCGCCCCAGAATGCCGCGGCGATGTTGTCGGCGGTCGGCGTGACCGGGATAACGACCGTGCCTGCCGTCGACCCAGCGGCGAACGCCTGCACCGCTGCCGCCTCGGTCTTGATCGAGTACTGCGCGGCGAGGTCGGAGATTACGAGGTCCATGATCGCCGGCTGCGTCCAGTCGATGTCCTGCCGCGAGACGTTCACGTAGCCGCCGAGCGTCGCCGGCGTTACCGCGAGCTTCGCGATCGTCATCTTCTGGGACGTCAGCTCGGCTTTCTCCGACGCCTGCGCGGCGACGGCGGTGTGCTGGGTGACCTTCGGCCTCGAGAAGCTCGAGGAAGGCAGCTGCCGCGGCCCGAGCGCCGTCACGACCGCGCGCGCGGCGTCGATGAAGTTGAGGACCGGCCCGAGGATCGGGGTCGGCAGCAGCCCGGGGTTGTCCGCGGTCGTCTGATGCGATGCGGCCCGGTTGAACAGCTCGACGCGCTCGATCGAGTCTTTCGATCCGAGCCCGGCTTTCCAGTAGTCGAGCACGTAGGCGCCAGCCGAGCGGTACTCGATTTCGCGCGGGCCCGCGACCGGGCGGTCCTGCAAAATCGCGGCGAGGTCGGCCATCCGCGAGCGGGAATCGATTTCGACGCGGCGAGCCTCGGCGACCGGCTCAATCTGGGCGCGGCAGGAAACGATCCGATCGCGCGCGACCGACACCTGTTCCATTTCCTGCTCAGAGAGGTCGCGGTTTCCGGTTTGTGCCGCCTCGATCACGCCGTCGATGAAGTTCTGGCGCGTGTCGATTTCCGCCCTGTAGCGGGTAATCATTTCGTCCG